GCAGTAGATGGATCTAAGGTTACATTTAAATCTGCGTCTTTAGGTTTTACGGTTAAAAGGTATTGTTTTCCTGGCTTAAGATTTTGAATTGTTTTTTTAATTGTTGCCATTATCTTACTCCGCCTATTGACTTAAATGATAAATTAGGATAAATAACTTGATCGTTTAATTCAAAATTAAAATTCTTTAAAAAAGAAATTTTATTTATTTTTATTTGAGTACTTGTTGAAAGTATATTTTTTTCACCTAAAGTTTCTATTTCTAAACTATAATCAAGATAATCTAAATCTGTTTTTTGGAAAATAACTTTTTCACTTTCCTCTGTTGAATAACAATCAATTTCGTACCAATCTAAAGCTATTAATTCTTTTTCATTTTCTGCTGGATTATTTGCAACTATTCTAATTTTTACTTTTCCATAAGAAGGGCCAACTGATCCATATATTTTTATATTAGGTCCGCTAAAAATTGCTACAGCTTTTGCTTTATCTTTTTTAGAAAGATTATCAACCCAATCTAATCCATCATTAAAATATGCTAATTTATAGTAACCAGTTGAAAACTTATTTACTTCTGTACTGTAAATATTTACATTAGATGGAGTTGCACTGTAATATATGCTGTACCCAGGACTTGCTTCCATTGAAGTTATAGTTGAATTTGGGTATTCAATATATTGATATGTTGTTAGATTATTTTCTGTAACTGGAGTTGCATGAATATATTTAATGTAGTCTATTCCATAATACAAATTATATTCACCTAGGGGAAGAGTGTCTGCTTCATGATTTTTTGCTGCTTTGAAGTAAAGCACCCCGTCAATTATTTTTGTAACAACTGGCGTTGCTGCATCTGTACTTAGAGCTGTAGTGTTTTCATATACAACCAAATAAGAGTGATCTTGTTCTACTTTAAGTAAACTATTGTTGTACACATAATTTATTTCTTTATTGCCTAATTCAACAAATAACCAATCATTTGCGGTTATATAATCCTTAAGGGCGTCAACTATTATTCCGTCTTTTTAGAGGCGGATAATTATACTTGATTTGATTTGGTGAACTAGCTATATTGCTAGTATTGTCTAAATATTTAAACCATGCCATATTATAACTCTACGTAAAGTATTTCAAAATCATATTTATCTTTAAACTCATCAGGTATATCTATACTGATATTTACATCGGCAACGGGTACTCCACCAGTTAATATATCAGGAGTAAATGAATCTACAGTTATATTAATTTCTCTTGAGGCTGAATTTATTTGTTCTAAATTAATATCCATTCTAACAGAATCATAATCTATATCTATAGATCTTATTCTAGCAGATCCGTCTACCCCATTATGGGAGTGGCTTGAAATTTTTACGCCATCAATTTTTGCTTCATTTTCAATGTTTATATCTCCAGTTATAGAACCACCAGATTTCATTAAATATTGTGGATGACTGTCTTCATTTAAATCATCCAAAAGAGCGTGACTTGATTTTAATGAATTAACATGAGATTCATCTACATATAAACTAGATAAAAGAGCTGCGTAATTTTCATTTGTATTATTTGTTATAATTCTTCTTCTGGTTATAGCTTTTATGGATAATTGTGAAATATAGCTTGTATATTTTCTTCTTTCTATTATTCCCTGATATAGGGAATCTATTTTTGAAGAAGTGTTATTTCGTCTTTCAAGAAGATCTGTTAAAACTGATTTAAAGTTTCCTTCTGCTGCTAGCAGTGCAATTGCTGCTTCTTCTGAGAGTCTTGGTAATTCTGTTTTCATATTTGTTGTTCTTATATCAAGAGCAAAATCAGAAACAACCTTTGTTTTAAATTTTAAAGATGGACTTAAATATTTAGAATAAAAAACATCGCAATTTGTAACTAGATCTTTGTGCAGAGTATCTAACTGACTATCTATCAATGTTGTTAAAGAATTTACTTTGATAGAAAAAAATGCTTGAAATTGAGCGGCTTGTTTTTTAGTTGCTTTATCCACTTCGGTTTCTGGCAAACCTGTTGGCGTTGATGTGATCGATTTGGCAAAGAGTTCCTTATAGTGGATTGCCATTTTAAGCCAGTACAAATAGTACGATGCGACTTGTTGTTGTGAATCGTCTTCATAATTATCTCCGAAATCTGCACCTAATGAAAAATTGATGCGGTTAGCTTCATTGATTAAATACTTAATTATTTCCCTAAAATCATATATGTGACCAAAAGTTGTATTAGAAATTAAGTTATCATATTCTTTTATAAATTTTCTATATCCTCTTGTTTGAACGCCTTCTGCATAAAGATATTGATCAAAGCATATAAATGGTGGAGTTGGATATTTTAACTCTCCAACATATCCTTCTACTTCTATTTTTGGAAATGGATGATCTTTTTTATTTATCTCATCCCATACATATGAATGTGCTTGTTCTAAATTTGAATTATTTGTTGGATCTAAGTTTACTTGCCTTAAAAGATTTTCTAAATCATTTAAAAATTTATATAAATCAGTAATTATATTTTTTGCTTCTTGTCTCAAAAGATTAAGTGGGACAGAATACGGTTGATCATTTCCGTAAGAAACGCCTGGTTGTTTAAAAACGGATGATTGACTACCATTAACAAAATTAGATTCACCTGAACTAAGCGAAGAGGATTCTTGCATTAAATAATCAGCATTAATTTTTTGTTCTGGAGAAATTTCTCCGTTTATATTATTAATAAAAGACATAGGCATTTACCTTAGAACATTTTTCTAGAAACACGTTTTGGTGTTTTTCTTTTTCCAAAACTTGGCATTAGGGGTGCGTTTCTTTTTGTAGTAACCATCATACCAGAAGCTGGTTTATCTTTATCGTCTTCTTCATTTGCATTATTTTGCTTTGGCATGAAGAATGTGTTGGAAAAACTTTCTGTATTTTTAGCTACTTTTAATTTACTAAAATCTCCATAATTTTGAGTAATAGCTAGAAGAGCCAACATCAAAGCGTCATGCGCGTGGTCTACTGCAGATCCACCTGCTTCAAAAACTGGCCTACCAGATTGCGTAGTTCTAACTACTACATATGAAATTAATTGTAAATACATTTCTTCATCAGAAACTGGAAATACTATTTTTTCTTTTTCAAGATACTGAGTAAGATTATCAACCATATATGGTTTAATTTCTTTTTTAACAGGAAGTTTAGTGTATGGATCTCTTATTTCTATTGATTCACCAAATCCAATTCCTTTAACTCTATCTCTCAAGTTAGATTTAGGATTTTCGGTTCCATATTTTCTAAGAAGTTCTACCTGGACTTCTCCATATCCACGGTCAACATAAATATGTTTTGGGTTAAAAGAATCATTTAATTGAACTATTCTGTTAACTGCGTTTGTTAAAGTATATTCAGATTTATCAATTTCTTCTCTATAAACCAATCTTACTTTTCCTCTAAATCTTTCATCTTCATAAGTATCATTGCACGCTTCAAGAACAACTATGTTTGTACCTGCTCCGTATTTGTCCCAGTCAACACCAATTGTATAGAATGATCTAGCTGATTGAATCTCGGGAATATAATTCCAAGAAGGATCAAGAAACGCTTTATCTACAAATTTTCTAGGGTAAACACCCTCTGCGTCTTCGCCCCAATCTGCTTCAATTTCATGACGATACCCCATCTCTGAATATTGCTCTCTAAATTCATCTTCTTGATCTTTAGAAAAATATGGGTTGCAGTATGAAGGAAACCAAAATTCTTGAAATCTTGCACTTCTGCACCATTCCCAAAATCTTTCTCTTCTACCAGTTGGAGTAGACGCACCAATTAAAACTTTATCTGGTTGATCTTCAGCTGTTTTTTGCAGCATGGCGTACAGCGCGTCAAGGTCATCTGCGTGCATGTAGTCCATTTCGTCTAATACAATTACGTGTGCTTCTTGACCACGGGCTACGTCTGACTTACCACCCGAACGCATACCTGAGGTAAAAAATCTAATTGTTGACCCATTTGAAAATTGAATCATAAATTGAGGGCTAGTTACTTTTCTAGTTATTGAATTCATAACTATGTCATTTTTTGCTGCAAGACGTAAAATTTCTTGATAGATTAATTCAACATGAGATTTCATTGGAGCAATAACCAAACATCTGCCATCTTTATGTGTATAGCTATAGTGCAGCAAAGCGATTGCCATACTAAAAGTTTTACCTAAACGACGACCAGCTCTTAATACTTTTCTAAGCGATGGATCACGTAAAATCAAAGTTTGATAAACTCTTGTTTCAGCTTTAAGAAAATGTCTTGCCCATCTACACGGATCTTTAGCTATATGTATTTGTCTTTGTTGGTCAGCTGATATTCCGCATATTAAGAAGATCGTTATCTACTTCAAATGGTTCATCAACTAATAAAGCTAGTTCTCTATTCGTAAATTTTCTTTCAGTAACTGGAGTACCATCTACCCAATTTATATGTTGAAGTTTATTTTCAAACACCCATTCAATTCTATTTACTTGCTTTACGTATTCTGGGTCTTGAGCTTTTATAATTTCCAATATATCTTCTCTATTTTTTTACGAAATTCTTTAGTTTTATCCATAGTATATTCTACCCGAAATGAGCTGCCATCATTGCGCCTTCTGAGCCTAACAACGACCTAGCATTTAATCTACTGTTTTGAATTGCAGCTACACCCCTTGCTCTAGATGTAGCTCTTACCTCATCATCTTTATATGTTCCAAACAAACCACCACTTATATTTCCCTGCATTGAAGTCACTCCAGCTTTGCCAAAATTAATAGCACCTTTAACTGCAAGACCACCAAGTTTAGCTAATTGATATGCCATGTCTGCAGCAAAGATTAAATTAAGTCCTGGGATTGCAGCTAATGCTGCTTCTCCTGCAACCGCCATTCCAACTCTTGCTCCACCGCTTTTTACAGCCTGCATTGCTCCTCTAGCTCCTAGAGATTTAATTATACCTTTTTCAATTACTTCGGTAGCCATTAATCCCATTCGGTGTCCAACTACTCCTTCTGCCATTGAAGGAGCTAAGTGACTACCCATTGATCCAAGATTTCTACTTAATGCTCTATTGTATAGAGCTGCATTTTTTTCAAAAGCCCCAGCTAATGGTCTAATCATTTTTTCTGCTGTTTCACTCATTTGTATTTGACCAACACCAAATGTTTTATATCCAGATGTACCCATCAATGTACGCATTTCCGATCCACCACCAGAAGTTAATATTCCACGCATAAATGATTTACTTACAGAGCCTTGGACACCTTCCATCATTGCATATCTTCTAGCGCCAATTGTTAGAGCTGTTGCTCCTTCTGCACCAACTAAAGATGCACCAAGTGCATTAAGGCCACCAGATTCAAATCTAGATGCCATTGCTTCTGGAGTGCTTAAAGTTGCTCTTGCTGTTGCTAATCTTTCTGGAAGAGATGAAGCTACTCCTCCAATTTGGAAACGAGGATTAGTCATTCTAGCTGCATTAAGAACATCTTGTTTTGGTATAAGAGCTAAAGGATTGTTCATAGCAGTTATTCTTGCTATATTCATATCTGCGCCAGCTGTAGAAAGATTTCTAGCTGCTCTTCTCTCTATTTTATTTAAAGCTCCAAGTCTAGAAAAAATTCCACCACTAAATTTTGGATTAGCTTGTCCGTCCAGTTAACATGTTTCCTAAATTAGCAAATGCTCCACCATTATGTGCTGCATAGAAACCTTGTCCAGTTGGACCAAATCTACTTACGCTTGCATGCCTACCAAATGCAAATGGATTTAATGTTAAGTTTTGTCTTCTAAAACCTTTAAACATTGGCGCTTTATATTCAAGTCTTGATGCTGTCGCAACTTCTTCACGGCCCATTCCAAGCATCCTACCCAATTTATTGGTTCCATGCATTTGTTTTGGTCTAGACAACTTTGCGCCTCTTCTAGTTTGTCTACCAAATATATTTACTCCACCAACGTATGGGCTTCCTGCTCTTTCTACTGTTGTTGGAGTTAATGCACCTTTTCTAAATGGTCTAAGTTTAGTTTGCCCTTTTGTTGCAAATAATTTTCTATTGTCTAAAAAACCACCTTTAAGAATTGTAGTTTGACCTCTATATTGATTTAAACCAGCTACCAAAGGAATACTAGTTACACCACGTATTGTTTCCTCTGTTCGCATTGCTTTTCCAAGAAAACCTGGAATTTGTTCTGCGTTTTGTGGAGCTTCTAAATCATATATAGAACCTGAAACGTCACTCATTAATTACATACCTTTTCTTAAGTTGTGCATTCCTAGCACTATACTTCCATCAGCATTAAGGTCTGATGCATTTTTTAATGAAACGTTATATGAACCAGAAACCATTCCTGGATCATATTGCATGTTATCGTTTCTTAAAACTCTACCTTTACCAGCATATGGTGATTCTCTAAAAAATCTTTCATTTCTATTTACATAACTATTTATTGCAGCACCAACTGCTGCTGCACCCAAACCAGCACCAACAATACCTCCTATTGCTCCACCCCTGAGTGCCTTAGTTGCCAATCTACTTCCAGCTGGATTTGCTATCATTCCACCTACTCTTGCCCCTGCGGCTATTCCAAGACCAGCTCCAAGACCAACTGCACCAATTGTGCCAACTGCTCCAGCCGTTCCTCCTCCACCTGTAGCAACAGGAGCAACGGCATCAAAAACACTTCCTGGGGTTAATTTTCTACCTAAAAAACTTTCGTCTGCGTTGGGATCGCCAAATGCGACTTCCATAGCTGCGTCTCTTGCTGCTGGAGCTGCGTGTTTTAAGATACCAGCAGTTACAGCTCCACCTATAATTAAACCTGCTCCAGGTTTACTTGTAGCAGCTTTATACGCGCCTTTTCCTAAATTTGCCAATAAACCCATTTATTATCCTCCAAAAAGATGAGAATGCTTATCGCTTCCCATCATTGAATGTCCTATCTTAGATCTATCCAAATTTCCAACAACACCAGCAGTAACTAAAGGATCTCTTCTAGAAGAAGATTGATTTCCTTTCATTAAGGCCTCTTGTATGCCATAAGGTCTAGTTCCACTTTCAACTGGACTTACCTCTATAGTACGCTCATAAAGTTCATTTTCCTTTCTTCTTTGATTTATTTTATGAGCACCATAGGCTGCAAAGCTTACTGCTGCTCCTATAGCTAAAGCTTTTTTATTCCTTCTTATGAACTCAGCTCCTGCTTTAATTTCTTGAGCAGATATTCCTTCGGTAGCTTTTGTTCTTGCAGTTCTTGCAGCGCTTGCATACCCCTCATCTGCTCTTAGTAATCCAGCGTGTTCCCCCAATGCTTCAAAAGCTGCTTTGTTTGATTCTACAACTTCTCTTGTTGCTGCGGCTGTTGCTGCTGCGTCATCTAAACCTTCTGTTACTTGTATTACACCTTTTCTTATAGTTAGGTCTTGAGATTGACTAAATGCGGCTCCTGTTCCACCTTCTGATGATAGTACCATTTGAGATTGTTGAGTTCTTGCTAATTCATCAGTTTGTTCAGATATTGCTAGTCCAGCTCTTTCAGAAGCCTGTTTCATTTGCTCTACTACTTCTGCGTCTGTATTTGTATAAGCTACTATTCCGCCTTCTTTAATAGTTGTAGATAACTCTCCAACTGTTCTTTCATAATTTTGAACACTACTTACACCGTTAGAAATTGCACTTTGTGATTTATCATATGATTCTAAATGTGCAAGTCTTTTTGCTTTATCTAAAGAAAAAAGTTCTTCAACTAATGAAGTGTCATCAACGTGTTCGCCAAAAATTGATTTACCCAAAGCAATTATGTCATCTTGCATTACTGAATTTTTTTGCGAAACAATTCTTACACCATCTTCTGTTTCTGACATAAATCTTTTAACTTGTAATTCCATTACATCTTCAGCTAAACCTTTTAGCGCAACATCATTTAATCCACTTGCGTTAAATACTTGGTTAACGGCAGGAGTATCACCCATTGTTAAAAATGATCTATAAAAGTTATTATATCTAC